AAAATCAATACCAATGGTACAAATATTTAGTTATTTGTGAAATACATTCGTTTTTTAGCCGATTTCGATTTTGGAAACGCAAGGGTGATTTACCTTTTTAGCATTACCGCTAACGATGCAAATATAAGTATTTCTTTAATTCAGAAAATACCGGAAAATCGTGATAAATTCCTTGTGGCTCGACGGTTGTTTAAAGCTGGAACAATTGGATCGAACCGGTCAATAATTAGAAAGCCTGAACGAACAAACAGTCTTTTTATGTCGATTAACCTTGTGATTTGTAAATAAATTGGGGGACGGAATTTTACCGCTTTGTGATTTTTTATTGTTTTCGTACGATTTTTGCGCGGAGTGGTGTAAATGATATGGCGGGAAACAGGTAAAACAGGAAAAACAGGGGATTTAGGAACTTGCCTGCGAAACTTATGTTGATACCGGTATGAAGACCTGAAGGCATTAATCATGTCGTTCATTACCCCCTGTGTTATTTCTTTTTCCTTCATCCCGTAAACGATCATAAGAACTATTTTAAAATTCAAAGATAGAACAATGGATTTACTCATGCAAGCATTTTACAATCTTTTTTATATTATATAAAACAGTAAATAATAAGATAATAGTTGTAGTTTTTGATTATGATTAGTGAGGTGAAAAAAGGAGAGTAAGGAAAACTATATATCAATAAAACAGCGGGGGATTGCTCCCCCGCTTTCCGTCTGTCCTATTGGAAGGAATCTTTCGATGACGGCCCTTCCTGGTGCGATTAAAACTCTAAAAGAGTTCGGAAATAAAAGTTTATTTCAATTCCTTCCTGGTGCGATTATGCGACAAATATACACAAACATTTCGAACAAAAAAATAAAAACAAAATATTTTTTACGATAAAACATCCGCCCCTGTTCTCACGAACAGAAGCGGAAAAATTAACAAATTAAATCTCTTGGTATGAAGTATGGTTGTTTAATTGTACGTTACTGATCCATTCGTAAATCTCCGGCCATGTGGGTAATCCTCCCACCTGCTTGTCGTCGATGTAGCAGTGTGCATACACCTTTCGCGAATTACTACCGTACAGTGCCGAATTGCCCGGATTGTTGTCATTTATACGGTCAAAGGGTATGCCGTGCTCCAGCATCCAGTTAATCGCGTTAATCAATAAATCTCCCCCTCTGCTTGTCCACACAATCAGGTAATGCCCGTCATCGTGCAATTTTCTCATAACCTCCACCGCGTACGGTGCGGGTGCGCCAATCTCGGGCCATTTTCCGCAGTGCAGCGTTCCGTCAAAATCTACCGCTATAATCATGATTCAATTTTATGATTTATGTCGATTACGCCCGTGATTGCTCCACCCTGCAGCAATCATCAATACCGACCATGATGCAATCAAAATGATAAAAACTGTTTTCATACTTCAATATCTTATATCTGTCCAATGAATGATCTTACCATCGAAATCCGTGTTGAACCACTCGAAAAATTCTCTTATGTTTTCAAACCCGTCATTTTTTGCCAGATCTTCTATTTTCGATGTCGAACAAGATATATCTGCACCTTCGAAATTTACGAATCCTAAAAAGTGATCGTCAATGCTTATTCTTACAAATTTATCTCTGTCGTAATATCTTATTTGTATTTTTTGTGTACCGGTGCATTGTTTTTCGGCAAACTGGTTATAGTTTTTTGTCCTAATTTCAGTTGCCATATTCATCTTTTTACCTGCCGACCACCTGTTTAATTTATCCTCACGTATAGTGTGTTTTTTCACGCCGGATAAGATCGGCGGAACAAATCTCTTTTTAAATCCGATAATCATAAATTCATCAAATTCGTTGTTTTTTTCAAAAATTACGCCCGGGTTTATTGAGCTTATTTTCTGCCAAATCGATGTAGCGAGAAAATCGTTTGACATCAGCAGATTATTCGCCCTATTTATCCCGTAATATATAGTTGAATGATTTCTCCCGAAAATACGGGCTATTCTGTCGAGAGTATAACCTCCGGCTTCTCTTAAGAATTTCCAGGATAGCTCCCTTGCAGTGGCAATTTCCTGTTTTCTGCTTACTCCGATAATATCGATCGTACTGACTCCGATACGTTCAGCTAATTTTTCAATCATCGCCTCCGTTCCTCCATAAAATTATTGCAATAATCAAACAAAGCAGCATCAGCGCGTTCAGCGCCCCGAATATTAGAGCAAATCCTGCCATTTCGTTCATCTTTGTAATTATAACTTATTAATTATCAATTGTCAATTATACATTATCAATTGTTTTTGTATTTCCACCCGTTCAACCGGTACACTTCCCGCCTCGCGTCCTCTTTCTTGTCGTACGTCGCAATCTTCCTTCCTTCGTACGATCCGGGACGAACCTCCCGCCATCGTACAATACACCACATATACGAGTCGCGTTCATAAGTATATTCCGGATGTTTCTTCATTTCACTTTTTACTTTTCCGTTTCTTCCTTTTTCAGCTCGATAAAGAAAACTTCGTCCTGCACCACCTCGATGCCGCATTTTCCCATGTTTTTTTGCACGTCAGGCATTTCCCTGTCGGCAAGCAGTTTGTCTTTCGCCGGCTCTTCGATCACGCGCACGTAACCCGGCAGGAATTCTTTCAACAGGTTCAGTGCAGCGCCCCACGTGAATCCCTTTAGTGTCTTCAGCTTCGGTGTACCGGTTCTGAACCCGAATATCCCGTGCGCACTTTCCATCGACTTCTTTTTTGCAAACAATTCCGCCTTGTTTTCTACCGCAAAAGCCTGCACCACTTCAAAGGCATTGTCTTTTGTCTCAGTCAATTTCTGAATTTCGTCAGAATACTTCTCTCGTATGCGCGTAAACTGCTCGTCCATCGTAGCGTTTATTTTCGCCAATTTTGCGTCGGCAGCTGCATATTCGGCCATAGCTGCTTCCATCGTTTCGCTTGTGATCCCCGAATAGATCACCTTTTTTTCTCTTTTAGCCATTGTTTTCTGATTTTATTGTTGTTAGTATGATCATTTTCGTGACTTCACGAAAATGGTTGATTTCGTAATGTGTATTTTGTAATTTGTAATTCTTCCCTAATCCCTGTTCTCCAACTTGCTCAATTCCATCGCCGCAGGCGTTTCCATCCACCTGTCAAATGTCGATTTTGAGATGTCGAACTCAGGACGGATGTACTGCCGGTAAATTTCAGTCATCGGTAGCCCTTTATGCTCCTGTTGTACTCTTCGAACAATCAGCTGCGCCTTCAGCACACGCTTGTAGTAATATCTTTTGTTGTAAGCCATCCGTCCGGTAATTAGGTTAGTTCATCCAAAATTTTGTGTCCAGCTCGTCTCGCGTAAGTTGTTCCGCGAAATTCAAGTCTTTCCGCTTTTTTGTGAAAGCGTTATAAATCGACCGCAATCGCTCAAGCGGAATATCGTTGAAATTTTTCACGCCGGCTGCCCTGCAGGCGATCGCCTTCACTTCGTCCATTGTTGCCGTGTCGCTCATTGCTCTTCGCCAACCGAATATTGCAGCGATCACGCGTTTGCGCCACACATCTTCCTGTTGCGACCTCTTGTCGAGCATCAATTCTATTTTGTTGCACACATCGAGTAAATCGTGTGCAGATAGGTCGCGGGATGAAGTAACACCGTATGAGGATAAAATCTCTCTTTTCCCTTCTTCACCGATACCCGCCTTACCCAAAAGTGTGTGAAACTTTTTGAGTAGCAATTTTCGCTGTTGTTCCATCAATGTTTGCATAGCATTTATTTTAATTTTTCATTTTTCATTTATACCCCCAATATTCTTCAGCCCGCTCTGCCCAGATGTCGATGTATCCTTTCTCCCCGAACGACCTACCACGCGAAAAGGCCCTGTAACCCTCTACATAAATTTTCTGTTTCGCCAAAAAAAGGACGCTTTTCCCGAGTTCCGTTCTCGGACGATCTCCTTCCGCTTGCCCGATAAATATGAATAATTTATTAGGCCATTGTTCCGTGAACGATTTTAACCGTTTTATCGTCGCAAATTCTGAATATTCCAGACTGTCGATAATCACGAAATCGGCGCTACGTCTTTTATTTAATCGCTCCGTAAGTTCTTCCAGGTTGTCGGTACATACATGTACATCGCTGTTTCTCTCCAGCAACCCGAACCGTTCAATCCCTTCCTGCAGCGAGGCACTTATTTCGCCTTCTTCATAACTTACAAATAGCAATCGACCGTAAGCTGATAGACATTTGATGAGCATCAAAATAAAACTCGTTTTCCCGCTACCACTGTTGCCGAAAACATACCATACTCCAGTCCGTTCCGGTGTACCGAAAGCCGCTTCCCATTCTCCCGTAAATTCGAATTTCGAAACAGTTGCGGTGGCTATATTTTGCAGGGTGAGTGCTCGTTTTAGGGTCATTTAATCGCTATTTAAAGAGTGTTTTACAATTTCAGGCAGCTTTCTTTTTTTCCGCGTGTATGCGTCGTTTTACTCTCCTCAAATCGCTGTCGCTGTCGTCGATTATTTTGTCGATTGTTCGCGCATTTGCAATTCCGTTAGCTTCACAGATAGCGGCGATATCGTCCGCACACACACCCTCAAGCTCGATGCATTTCCGCCCGATACGGCTCCAAATTTCGTTGTAGCCTTTTTTATTGAGCTTCACGCCGCGCTTTAAGCGCTTTTCGAGATGATTCGTTGCTTGCAGAACGATACCGCACTCATCCTCCAGCTGATTGTAAATTGAAATGAAAAAGTATAATACCTGATCGCTCAGTTTATCCGCTTCGTCCAATATGAGCAGAGGCGCATCCTTCTTTTTCAGCTCTGACACTACCTCGTGCATCATTTCGCCAACGGTATATCCGCTAAAATCTTTTCCGAGCACCGAAAGCAGCTCGGAAAGAAATTGCTTCCTGTTCCAAAACTCGTTGCAGCACAATAAATACGCTCTTTTATGCGTTTCCACGTAATTTTTTGCGGCGAATGTTTTTCCGCTTCCGGCTTCGCCCGTAATAGCCAGCACCAGTCCGTTTTCCTGCGCGTCTGCATACATTGCCGTCAAATCGCGGAAATTTCTTGTTTCGACTACTCTCCACGTGTCCGTAGAATAACCGATCTGCGTCGCCACGTTGCGCCACATTTCGTCTTTGATCAACTCCCAATTGCCGTTCAGCATTTGTGAAATTGTTGCAGAGCTCACGTTTTTCAACGATGCAGCCGCCTTGTTCTGACTTTCGTATCTCGCGCAGTATTCGCGCAACCGTTCCGAAATTCCTTGTTTGTCTAAGATTCTTTTTTTCATTTCAATTATATTTAGAGTTTTAATCACTATCACCCATTACCCATTACCCATCACCAATCACCAACTTCTAACCTCCAACCTCTAATCCCCATTTTCCACATCCAATTATCCATTATCCATTATCAATTATCAATTATTTTTTCAGTATTTGTCAAAAACCGACCCTTTTTCCTCCATTTCAACAATATCCTCATCAACAATTAGTCGCGCCCTGCTTTTCACGTTCTTGTGTTGTCCGTCGCTATCCGTTATCAATAAGCGTTTAAGTGTTTCGTTTTCGACAAGATTGTGTTTCGAAAGATGTTCGCGAACGATCGTTCCCGATTTTGCTCGCCGTTCTGTGATCATTTTCACCTGTTCGGCATTGTAATCATTTACTCGTTTCAACTGTTCGCTATCGCCTTCCTTCCTTTCCGCCAACGCCATCGGCTGTATGTATTTCTCTTCGAGCATATATCGCAGGCTCTCATTTTCGTTCACCGCGAGCACTTTCGTCAAGTCTTCCGGATCATACATTACGCGCCATTTGGTCGAAGCATGATCTCGGAATGTCAAATCGAAGCAGTCGTAATCGCGCCGTTGGCCCATGATGGTCGGGTGAAGTCCGGAAGGTTGTAGCAATATTGTTCTGCCTGTTGTTTCTCCGAATTTGAGCAGGTAACTCTCTTCCGACAATACTATCTTTTTCGATTCGTCAAGCTCATTCCATAGCTCCATGTAGCGCTCTAACTTTTCCTCGCGTTCGCGGGCGATGATCATCTCCACCTGTTTGCATACACCATCGAAATCGGGAAATTGTGTTTTGTATTTGTTCAAATATTCGATATTCGGTTGTTTTTCTCTGTCGCTCGTAATACCGAAGCCAGACCAGTTAGGCAGCATCTGACACCATTTACGGTTAATTGAATTGAAATAGGGTTCGATGATTTTCGCTTTCGCGTTCTTGGCCCGCGCTGGGGTAACTTTTTCCGCCAGCACTTCATAATATGGCATCATTGTTTTTATCGCATAACGGTCGCTCTGTATCTGATGAGCACGGTACATGTTCCCGAACAGCTCTTTCGTGTGTTTAGCTGCGTTACGGAGCGCTGCCTGTGTCAGTTGTGGAGTTTCGTGTGTCCCAATGGCATAACCGATCGGATATTTCAGGCAGGCATCCAGCACCACGACGACTGTGGGCCTGTGATGATAGGTTGTTTTTCCGCCGCTTGTTTCCTGATAGAGAAGTTCCACATCCCATCCGTCAAGCGTCCAATACAACAATGGCGCCGATGGTGCTTTTCTCTTAACCTGCATGGCCTTTGTGTTCGAGAAGGCTACGGCCCCACGTCGCCCGGCATACGTTGTCGTTTGCAACTTATCCCTCCATATTGCCACTGCGGCGGTGGATATTTTTTTCCATCCCATTTCTCCGGCTATCATATTATATAGCCTTGCAACTTGCGCGTTGTCCAGATTCCTGTCGCTACCAAGTAACTCAACCAGATAGCTTTCCTTAATTTCGTCATTCACGCGAGCTGCGTTTTTGTTCAAAAAGTTTTTGTGAATGAGGCACTCGAGTCCCTCCTTTTTATATTGTCTGAATTTTTCCTCAAGTCTTCTGTAATTTACCGGCAGCGTGTGCGGGTATTTTGTCCTGTCCAGGTCCTGCACGCCTTCGGCAATTTCTTTCCAGTTGTGCTTGATCCGACCTCCCCTCGATTTTCTCATTTGAACCTTGTCTGACAGCAATCTGCCGATAGCATCCAGTACAATGGCATTGGCGTAATATTCGGCCCGCGTTTCCCTCGGCAAGTGTCGCCCGTCCGGCAACTCGTATTCATCAAAGTAAGTAGCCGTTTCGCCGTTGTGCTGTATCCTTTCCTCGATGAGCGATCTTTTCGCCGCATCGTGAGGATCGCATCCAAGCACCTCCCGAACGGCCGGCTTGTACCGCTCCGGCAAACTTTCATACGATACCAGCGCCTGCGTATTCTTACAAGCACGACGAACTACCCTTAATTGATGCCTTCGAGCCATGTTTTTGTATTGATATTTTGTCAATATCCTAGTATCAATAAGCCAGGATGCTTCTACACAGAGTATGTTCTTGTAATATTCCATCGCGTTACCGTTTTCAAATTTGCTCGTCTCTCCGAGCTGCCAAGCGCTTTCGCTTTGTCAATCTTTACTAAGAT